TTGCCAGAGCTATCAAGCCTAAAACCTTCAGAGCCGTTTGGCCCTGCACCAAATATCAAATTAGTGCTTGAGTCTATTTCAACTCTTCCATAGTAACTGTTGCCGGGATACTGAAGATGCACCTTGCCTGACAGGTAGAGGTCTTTGAAGCGCCCGCCAGAAGTACCTAAATCTATCGCCGCATCTCTTCCTGCATTGGTAGAAATGTTATGTGGACTAATTGCGTCTGACCCATCAATAAATCTAAATCCAGTATCACCTGTACCAATAGCAATATCTCCGTCTTTAGCAGAAATACTACCTCCAATAGTGTCATCTTTAGCGAAGTGGACAATGGCTCCGTCGCTTGATTTACGATTAAAGTGACCAGAATAATTTCCATCAGCACAGTAGAAGTTACGACCATCAGAACGAAGGCTTGTGCCTACAGTGTTGCTACTAGCAGTCGTCTGTCCCACCAGCAAGTTACCGCTTGCATCAAGGCGCATGCGTTCTGTGCCGTCTGTCCTAAACCGCATGCTTGTGTTACTAACAGCGTTGCCAGAATCAGCGTCAATAAATAAAGAACCTTCACCAGAAGAAGCACTGATGCTGCTTACTGCTCCAGTATCAGAATCTGTCAATGTAATAATTGGGGCTGAAGCACTTAGGTGAAGCGTACTGCTTGGACTCGTCGTACCAATACCGACGTTGCCGTCAGAACCTTGAACAAACAGAGCATGGCTATTGTTATCAGACTCAACGCGGAAGTCTAAGTCTTGACTCCCTTCGTTAAAGACTGTTTCTGTAGAGTTGGAAAACAATCTTGACCTTGCGGTTCCATTCAACATTGCTGTGATATTTATAGAGCCGTCTTCTGTTCCGTCAGAAACATCAACTGCTTTTACCTCAATAATCCCGTATTCTATTTTTTCACTGGCATCGTTTTCTCCGAAAAACTTAATGATTCCTAAGTCGTCATCATCTGCCGGACTAGAAGAATTTCTAAACATTTCAAGAATTGGGCCGTCAGAGGCATCTGCATCCGTAGAAACAAGAGCCACCTGTGCAGTGTTATCGGCTGTGGTGAATGTTGCATTACCATCAACAGTCAAACCGTCAGCAGTCACTGTGCCGGTAACGTCTAAAGCACCGGGAGTTACAAGATCACCAGACAACTTAGCAGACGTAATAGTTCCATCTACAGGGACATTAATGTCTGTCTGAGTCATTGTCATTACTTCTACAGAGCTGCCAGTTGGAGGAGCTGTAGAGAATGTTAAAGTAGTTCCAGAGATGCTGTAGTTAGCTTTGCTCTGATATACACCATCAATAAATACTTGTGTATTATTTTCGTTAACAGGATTAATAGAAAGCGTAAGAGTAGTATCGCTACCATCGCCTGTCATAGTATCAATGTTTAAGTTAGAACCAGAGACACCAGCAGCTACAGTGTAGACTACAAGCTTACGACCGTTAGCAGGTGCTGCACTCATTGTCAGTGTTGTTACACCACCAGAGGTTGCAATACTATAAGCACTCTGTTCTTGGAAGACACCATCAACAAACACAATAAGATTGTTTTCTGATTCTGTAGATTGGCTTAAAGTAAAAGCAGTAGTAGAGCCATCACAAGTAAATACATCATGAGTAAAGGTGTTAGTACCCCCACCACCGATAGCACCCCAAGAATCTGTATAACCTTCAAACTGTGATAAAGAAGTGTTATATCTAAAGTAACCTGCTGCTGCACTTCCGGGTCTTTGAGCTGTAGTACCTACAGGAACATGTACAGCATCTGTATTAGAGCCTAAGTCTAAAGATACATCAGGAGAAGCTTGATTAATACCTACTTTATTTTCACTTACGTCTACAAACAAAACACCGCTATCTACATTAACGTCTCCAGAGAATGTAGCAGTTGTAAAAGTTGTAGGAGTAATATCAGCAGTACCATCAAAGCTTACGCCGCCAATAGTTCTAGCAGTTGCAAGAGCTGTAGTAGTGTCTGATAAAGCTACGGCTATGTTTGCTGTACCATCAAAACTTGTACCGCCAATAGTTCTGGCAGTTTCTAAAGCTGTAGCAGTTGCTGCATTACCTGTAGTATCTTGGTTTAAAGTACCAATTACAAAGTCTAATGTATTATTAGAGTCTTCGTAAGTAACAGTAATATTAGTTTCTGTATTAGAGCTAACCATAGCTCCTACAGTGTCGGCAATAACTTCACCTAAAGCCGTGCCATTTACAGTAATTGCGTCAGCTTCTAAAGTACCATCAATATCTGCATCGCCTGAAATATCTAAGCTAGAACCTGTAATAACCGTACCTGTAATAGCTGCAGCACTTGAACCGCCTATTACAGTACCATCAATAGTACCTCCGTCAATATCAGGAGTGTTGATATCAGGAGAAGTAAGTACTTTATTAGTGAGAGTCTGAGAGCCTGTAAGAGTTGTAACAGTACTATCAATAGCAAAAGTAACTGCGTTGCCTGACCCAGACGTATCAATACCTGTACCGCCTGTAAAAGTCATAGCCTCGCTATCTAAGTCAATGCTTAAAGACCCGCCAGTATCTGCACTAAAGTCAAAGTCTTGAGCAGTAACTTGAGCATCTACATAAGCTTTAACAGATTGCTGAGTAGGTACAAGCGTAGCACTGTCTGAAGACATATCATCTTCATCTACAAAAGCAGTAATAGTAATAGTACCATCAGATAAGTTAGCGTAAGTTATGTCACCTGCACTAGAACCACCAATTGTAACACCGTCTATAGTTCCACCATTAATATCTGTAGTAGTAAGCACAGAGCTTGCTAGTGTTACAACACCCGTAGAGTCTGCAATAGATCCTGCAGCCGTACCATCTTTAGCCTTTAAAGTAGTTACTTCAAGATTTGTAGTATCTACTGTAGTGGCATTAACTGATGTAATGTTACCTGTAGTTGATGTAAGTGTAGTAATAGTAGTAGCGGCAATAGTCCCGCCTTCAACTTTATCACCAGAAATTTGATTATCTGCAAGAGTTAATGTACCCGCTGAAACATTTAAAGTTTTTCCTGAACCTACTGTAATGTCTGATGTTGCAATAGTTGCTCCATCAATTGTACCGCCGTTAATGTCGGCTGTGTCGGCTACAAGGCTATCAATATTAGCTGTGCCATCAATATATAAATCTTTCCACTCAGAACCTGATGCACCTAAGTCATAGGTGTTGTCTGAGCTAGGAAGTAAGTTAGAAGCTACGTCAGCACTAAAAGCTACAGTATCTGAAGCAGCATCACCAAAAGTTAAGTTACCTGCAATCGTTGCACTGCCTGTAACAGTTAAATTACCACCTACACTTAGATCACTAGAAAGTGTAGTAGCTCCTGTAACTCCTAAAGTTCCAGCAACCGTGGCGTTGACATCGACATCCAAAGTATCGACATGAGCTGTTCCGTCCAAGAACAAATCTTTAAATTCAAGTGAGGATGTCCCAAGATCAATATCATTGTCAGTGACAGGAACAATAGCTCCATCTTGGATACGAATTTGCTCGACTGCTGATCCACTGACTTCAACGTATACTCCCCATCTGTTATTAGTAGCATCTACTACAATTTTGTTATTAAAATCTAGATCACCAATCTGAGGAATATTACCGCCCTGTCCTGTGCTACCATCATGTCTGTGACCAGTTGTAGCAGAACTGCTAGAAGAATATGCAAAAGCATTAAATAATTGGTTATATTCGTTGTTAAATAAAGATGCTGTAATTGTATCTCCGTCAGCAAATGTACTTTGTCTGGTATAGCTCTGAGCCATCTATTATCTCCTTCCTGATGGAGTGTAGTCTATATAAAGACCATTCACTGTATAAGGTGCTAGTTGATCTGTGCTTGTAATAACAAAACTCACAGTATGTCCACTTCCTTGGACTGATTGTCTGATTAAAGGGTCTGAAGCAGCTCCAAATACATTAGCTCCAAATATTCCTGTACCAAAAATACTAGGTAGTGGTATACTATCTAAAACATAATCTAAAGGCTGTGCAATTGTAGGATCTTCATAATCATATCTTACACGTAATGTAGGCTGTATTCCTCCTTCAGGGCTTACAGAAACTCTTACATACCTCATAGTTTTTTTAGTGCCTACATCACCAAAATCTAAATTAGGTGTTTGATAAGAAGACGTTATATTAGCATCAGTTCCTCCGTAAGCAAAAGAAAAACCATCATCGTGATTATAAATATAACCGTCAGTGTCTCCGTGCCATGTTTGCTCAATACCATCTACATCTAAATCTGATGTTAAAGCAGTAGCTTTAATTCCTAAAGTTTCTGAGTATTGGAAACCTTCGTTAGTTAATGTAGCTATAATACCTTTGGCTGCGGTATTAGCCGTACCATCTGTATTATAAAATAATCTGTACTGTGATTTACTTCTAAGAACAGCACTTGTAATATCTAAGTTATCAATATTAGCTGCTATAGATTTAATAGTAGGCTGTATTGGTCTACTAACAGTTCCTAATTCAACGTCACCAATACGTACTGTACCAGCAACAGTTCTAAGGCCGTCAGGACTTAAGAATAACAAATCACCTGCAATTTCTTGAATGCTTTGTGCATCCATACAACCTACGTTCTTAGTTATAGGCTGTATTGTAATACTATTAGAATCATTAATGTTAAGCAACTTAAATATACTATTTTTACAAAAAATAATTAAGTCATCACGAAAACTAGCCAAACCTACTGCTTGGTCTTCTAGTACAATAGATCCTGCTCCAGTGCCTGTAAAGTTGTCAGGATCGTTTGTATGACTATAGTATATTGTGTTAGCAGCACTACCTGCTCCAGCAACTACAAAATGTTTATCGTGTATCGTACCTACTGCAGGAGTTACTGAGCCGTCTACAGTTATTTCACCGGCAAAAAAAGTACGGGTAGTTAATGCGCCTGTACCTTCCATTCTAAAAAAGTAAGGCTTATTTGCATTATCACAGATAAGAATTTCACCGTAATCAGAAAGACCTTCAAAAAACGAAAAGCTTATTTGCCCTTGTCCAGTACGTGCTAAATCGCTACGTCCTGTAAAAGTAGAATAATTATCGCCAGAACTATGTACACTTGATTTAGCAATTGAAATCCACGAAGTACCGTCTTGACTAAAAAATATACCTGTTCCTGAACAAACTATTACACCGTCAGCGTATCCTCTAATCCCTAATACTTTATTATCTCCATTAGGTCTAACTGATGAACTACCGCCAAACAGAGTAAAACCATTAATACGGCGATAACCTCCATCAGTATCTACCTCAAAGTTTGTAAGCTTTGATGCAATACCGGGCTGTCCCAGCATTTCAAGCTGGTTAAGACTGGTATATAAACCACCTTTAGCTGACAGACCAAACGGTTGTGACATTAAACAAACCTCATGCGATCATCTTTAAATTCACCGGGGCTAGGACTAATAAGATTTAATTTCATTAATCTTAATCCACGCTTATAGTCTTCAAGTGCAAATGAAGAAAACTGTGGGTTTTCTTTAAATTGATATACATAATACCTAGCTCTATTTAACAGTACTGGTTTATATGTATTAGGAAATACTAATTCATCTCCAAAAGATGATAGCTCAGTAGGTAATGAGTAAGCATAAAACCAAATACGATAAACTTTATCAGGGATATTACTTAGTCCAAACTTACGGTTGTCAGGGCTTTTAATAACCCTATCAGGTACACCGTATTGTTGTGTGTCTGCGTCGTCTAGATTTTCTGGAATACGTCTATAGTCCTTCCAAGCTTCTGTAGTAGTAAAGCGTAGGTTACGTGCAATATAAGGAGCTGTTTCTCCGTCTACGCCTACTGTTGTTAAATAAAAATTATCCCAGTCTACATAGCCATAGTCTGTGGTTAAAGAACTACTTGCGGGTTTTAAAGTATACCAACGCTGTCCTGCTATTGTTTCTACGTACGCATTTCCGTACATAGGATCAGTTTCACCGCTTAAATTAACGGCAAGGAAAGGCCACTGAGGTTCCTCATTTACAATATCTAAATAAGCTCTGTTGATAGAATCTTTTACGTGCTGCTGAATACCTACAGCAGAAGCAAAGCTAGAACTCGTAAGCTCTACTTCATTCATTTCTCTAAGAAGCTCATTAGCTAAATTTAAAAATGTAGCCATTAGTGTGCCTTTTTAATTGGAAAATCGACCGATTTACTAGATCCTTTGTGTGGCTTATAACCGTCTTTAGGGTCTTTCATTATTTTATAAGACTTACCGTCTTTCATCCAATGATAGCCTTTAGGAGCGTCTACTTTCATTGCATTGTATTCTTTTGAGTTTTGCTACCACACTTCTTTTCCATTTCAGCAATAGAAGCATAGCCGCCACTACCGTACATAGAACGTCCACCACCCATCTTACCTTTACGTACGGCACTGCCGTACATCATACCTTTCTTTTTATCTTTACCGTACATAGTCTGACCCCCTTCATTATATTGTATTCTTTCATCGTAGCCGATCCCCTACATGGGCAGCTCTTGAACACCACCGTAGTTTGTTTTTTGCTTTACTTCAGCTACTAATTTTTTAATCGTTTTGCTTAGACTTATTAGTCTTGCTCCATGCTAAAAGTCTTAGAAGTTTCTCTAGCTATTTCTAATTCATTTTTATTACCAAAGATACGCTCATAATTTTCCTGATACTTATCCTTATCAAAACCCTTACGAAAACGACTATCCTTAGATACAATCGCTTTCCTAAACATTACTGGCTTTTCATTATTACCTATCTGTGGCATCTTTAAATCCTTATAAAGATTGGGGGGCTTTTACACCCCCCGTTCTTATTAGTCGATTCCGTAGAAAGCTGAAACCAGAGCGTCTGGTCGCAGTACTTTGGCACCGTATACGTGAAGACCACGCACGATATCACCAAAGCTATCCGGGTCACGAATTACTTCAGTGCTGGTAATCGTCTGAGCCGTAGCTGTAGAAGACATATGACCAGCAAGACATTGACCTGCAGCGTTAGTAGTTGCAGCAATGTTGTTAGTTTTGTACATGTCAAAACCACGAAGCTTACCAGAGCTTACCAAGCCATTACGGATGGAACCCTGACCAGCGTTGTAGTCAACTGACAAGAGCTTAGAAGAACTTTGTACAAGTACTTCATAGAACTCAGGATTAGCCAAGAACCAACGACCTTCTTCAGGAACATTAGCTTCGTCAAGGAGACGAGCCATGTGAGAAAGAACGTCAATAGGGTCATGCTCGCCTGAAGCAAAACCGATGTCCAAGTTACCAGTACCGTCAAAGGTGCCAGCAGCAAGGTCAGTTGCACTGTCAGAACCAAGGATGTGGTTCGGGCTTGCAGCAGAAACACCAGCGATCATAGTAGCAATTACGCCTTCGTCAAAAGCATCACGCAAAGCGTAAGCTGCTGAAGAGGTTGCTACATCGCGGAAGTTTACGTGCGACATGTTTGTTTCAATATCATCAACGATGAACTTAAATGCGTTAGCAGTATCAACTACCAAAGAAACTTCTTGGTCAGTCAATTTAGTCTGCGTTACATCTGCACCACGCTCATACTGATAAACAGTGATAACAGGTTCTTTGATGATTCGTACAGTGTCACCATAGCCAGAAATCTCACCAGCGTAATCGGTATTCGTAATAGCTTCTGCTACTGACGACTTCCGAAAGAAGTTGAGTACTTGCTTGGAATATACTTTAGGCAGGAAAAACTGATTAGTTTGTCCTGATACGTCACTAGCAAAGTTACCGTTACCGGGAGTGCCTTGTTCAAATGTTGCGTCTGATTGGTTATAAGCCATGTTATATTACTCCTAAGTAGAAAAGATTATCCTCTACGAACTCTTCCCTCTTCCATAGCAATTTTGATTTCTTCTTCGTGTCTATCAAATTGATCAAGGGACATTTTCGCAATTTCACTTTCTGTCCAGATCTTAGCTTCCTTAGCATCTACATTGGTTGTTTTGGTAGATACCATATCTGCTGCAGAACCTGTCTGCTGACGAGCTGAACGTCTTTTGCGAGAACCCTGTCCTTTACCAGTTTCTAACTTATAAAGATCTAACGCTTTAACGGCCAAAGTAACATTATTAGGATTATTATAAATCCAGTCTTGTATTTGTTCAGGTTGTTCCTGCGCCCACTCATGAAAGCTATCGTCGCCTCTGATGTCATCAAAGTCAGGATGTCTTTCTTTAAGAGCTGCTTCTGCTTCTCGCGCTGCAATCTCTGCTTCTCGTTGTTCAATAACAGAAAGCTTAGACCGCAATGCTTCTACTTCATGCTGGCTCCGCATATGAGCTACAGTTTCTACTGTGTCATACAAATCAGGGTATTCTTCTCTAAAACGATCTAGGTCTTCTTGAGACTTAGGAGCTTGATATGCAGGTTCGGCTGCTCTAGCCTGTTCCATTAGTTCTTGCTCTTTAATTTTAAATTCAGAAAGTTTCTGATCGTAATGTTTTTTTAAATCGTCGTAACGCTTTTTATAGTTAGTATTTGGTTCATCCTCAGTAGAAGGGGCCTTTCTTCGGGTAGCCTTCTGCTGTTGAGGTTCTTCGTCGTCTTCCGGGTAATACAAGCTTTCTGCAGCACTTAAAGATTTTTTCCTTTCCTGTGTGTGCCACGATTTACGTGCATTATATGGATTTGCGACTTCTTCCTCTTCGTATGCCTGTTCGGACATGGTACTCTCCTTTTCTACGGGGCTTGTTTCTTGCAAGGTAGCCAATTTCAAACGTCTTTAAAATCTGGGGCTTGATACTACAAGGTAGCCGTACTATTGTTTTATCGTCTTCCCCCCATTAGGCTTGGCATTTGGTTAGCTCCCAACATAGTTTGATTAATAAGATTTTCTTCTTCTTCCTCAAGCATTTTCTGTTGTTCTGGAGGTGTTCCTAATAGCCCACCCATTTGGTAAGTTGAACGCATCTCACCACCACTAAATCGTCGTTCTGCATCATCCATCATTGTCTGAAGGTTATCTGCTCCGATTTCGCTAGTAGCTGCTTCGGTCATAACAAACTCTCCATCGCTTAAACGCGCAGGGATTGAGTCTGATACACCTGTTCCGGGGCCTTCTACCTCTCCAGCCCCAGAAAACTCTGATGCAGTCATCACAATCTTGTCAAATATATTGCTTAATTGTGAGTCTGCTTCTAGAGCATTCATTAAATATTCTTGTTCTCCAGTATCTAAAGACTGATCAATTATATAACCCATATAGTCTTCTTCCATCTGGTCATCTGGAAGTTGTTCTTTTTCAGCATTAGCCTGTACTTCTGGTGTAAAAGTATCTACAGGCATTTCTTCTTCCATACCCATTTCGGGTGGAGTTAGCATAGAACCACCTTCTGCTTCTTTTAATCTAATTTTTTTAGGATTAACGCCTATTAAATTTCTAATAGCTTTTTGATCTTCTGAAGGAACTGTTTGTTGAATGGCTGGCATTACAATAGTAGGACTAGCGTTTTGTAAATACTCTAAAGCTGTTGAATAATTTTCATCTGTAGGATCTTGTATAGTAACTAAGTTATTAATTACATTTGCTTTAATAGCTTCTGCTTCTTTACCTTCTCTACGCCTACCTGTTAATAAATTAGCCATTGTCATTTTTTCTCTCCATCTCTGCTTTAACGCTTTCTTTTAATTGCTCTAGCTTAACCAGAGAACTCAGTCTCCCCTGACTGCGGAACAGCTCCAGTTCCGATGTTGCCACCGCCAGTACCTGTTGTTCCAAGGTCTTGGCCTTCTGGAGGTACTCCTTCAGCGGCTCCCATACCTCCGGGTTGTTCACCACCGGGGCCAGCTTCCGGGCCAGTTGCTTGTCCAACATTATTTTGCATCCCTATAATTTGAGCCATTAGTGCTGCTTCTTCAGGATCATTAATCAATTCATCTGGATCAAGATCAAGGCTGTAAGCAAGCTCGCTAATCAGCTTGTTCATTTTAATAAACGGTGCAATAGCAGGATTTTGAGCAGTCTGTAAGAACATAGTTAATCTTTGGCTACGTACTTCTTTTTGCATCAAGCTATTTGTACCCGTGGCTTTTACTTCTAAATCACCTTTAACATCTAACTTAGACTCTAAAAATTGCATATTCCATTGGTAGTATGCTTCACCCATAGGTTTAAGTAAGAAGTCGTCAAGATTCTTAATTACAGTTTTAATATTAAGAGATGCTGCGCCAAGTAGCATGGACATACCTGAAGCAGTTCGCGTCATGCTTTGAACGCCCGTTTGACCGTGTGAATAGCTTGGTATACCTGTTTGTTCATCTGCAAGCTGACGAAATTTATCAAACATTTGTAAGTTTTCTTGTGTAGTATTAGGAAACTTTAAGCCGTTGATAGCTGTTCCGGGCATTCCTGCTTGTCTTCGGAATACTTTACCCGGATATATTTCCATACTTTGACCACCTACTAAAGCAGTTTCGTCTACATCAAAGACTACTGATCCAGATAACGCTAGGTTGTCTATTGCCATGCGAGCGTGACCATTCATAATCTTTTGAGAATCATCCATATTCTCAGCAACCCCAATGCCAAAAAAGCTATAGGGGTTACGCTCATAGGGAAAGGCATGATAAGGCAACCTGAAAGGCGTAAAAGGATTTATTACTGCTCTTAACATTTGACCGTTGCAGATCCAAGCGTTTACTTGTACTTCATCTAGGTCATCTACTTCATCTGGTATATCCATACCAACTTGGCGAGCATATTCTGCATCCATAACTCCCCAATACTCTAGAACTTCAAACTGTCCTGACCCTGATTCTTCTGAGCGGTGGTCATCTTTCAGTTCTTGTTCATAGTCTTTTTCTTCGTAATTAGGCCCCATTACTAGAGCTTCACGAATTGCATCTTTACTAAAGTATGGCATCTTTGCCAAAGACCGTAACTTAGTACGGTTCATTCTGTGTCTGTGAAAAATGTACTCTGCTTCGTTTATGTTTGTAGCGTTAGGATCAGGAAAGAAATCCCATAAGCTGACAAACTCAATACGAGGAACGCGCACATCAATTGGAGAATATCTCCTAAATCCTTCTTCATCTTCCTCCCACCTGCTAAGTGTTTTGTTAAAGTTAAACGGCCCTTTTACTATGCCCGTGCCGAATAAGGCAGATTCAAAAAGAGCGTTACGTATTTCGCTGGCTCCATTTGATTCTTCAATTTGATCATGTATTAATTTTTCTAAACGCCTAGCTGCTTCTTTAGCTGGACTTACTTGCAGGGCTTGTGGGTTTGGGCTGGGGCCGTCTGTAAGCTGGTCGCTAACTGCTTCTTCAATAGACGTTTCTTCAAACTTTCCTGTCCCGTAGGCTGCTCCCGGCTTAAGTACACGCCCGTCACCTTCGTAACCAACGTCAAATGGATTTTCCTCTTTTTCTTCTGGAAATTGTTGTGGTTCTTCTTGTGTAGTTTCAATTCCCGGCATAGGGTTTTGCGGATCTAGATGAGCATATTCGCTAATACCTTCTGGTACTTTAGTTTCTGCAATACCAATAGGAAACTTATTAGCCCCAAAAATAACATCTACTAATTGTCCGAAAGCCGCCAATACTTTTGTTTTAGTTACTTTTACAAATACTCTAGACTTTTCAGATTCTCTAAAACGAATATTCTTACCGTAAAGACCACGGTAGTTATGGTAAGCATCTAACCAACGTCCCTCATCTAAGTCTCTAGCACTTTCAGCTTGCTCATAACGATCCATAAGAAGACCAACAAAGTTATTACGCAATGACTCTTCTAAAGTCAATTGTAATCCTTGCTCGTCTTCTACTTGCTCAAAGTATAGCTCGTTTGCTGTTAAGCTATTTTCTTCTGCCATATATTAATATCCAAAATCTGCATCTGCAGGTGTATAAGCTTGTTCAAGACGTATATGCCTTAACTGAGCTAGTGGGTCGTTTACTCTTGGCCTAGACATAATAAGATACCGTAAGGCATCATATGCGTGGTCAGGCGCATGAGTATCGACATCTTCAGGGTTTGATTTATCTAAAGGAATGCCTTGAAGCTCGCGTATCAGGCTAGGACAGCTACTGAAAATCTGTAATCTTGGTCGTCCGCTTGGCTGCAACCTCAAGTATTCGTGAATCTGAATCTTACCCTGTATTCTGTTTTTATCTGCTCTGCGTAGCTTGTGGCCCTGTCGTACTAATGTTTCTCCGACTGTAGGGCCTGTAGTACCTGTTCTAGACCAAGCTGCGGTATCTAAAACACCTTGTACAGACATAGGGTCTTGTAACTCTAGTTCTGTAATTTTATAACCTAAATCTTCGCCTGTTAGACCTTTTTGATATAGTTCACGGTAAACAATTAATGTACCGTCACTAGGATCTATAGTAGCCCATATACAAGCTGACTCACTGGCATAGCCATAGTCAATACCTTTAACCCTATCCCAATGTATTGGAATTTCAAAAGGTGGTATTACATGTTCTTCTAAACTAAATTCGGTAAAAGCTGCCCCCTCGTTTACGTCCCAATTACCTTCTAATAGCTGCTTACGTTGCGTTGGGGGCAAAGCTTTAAGCATTTGCTCGTATCTTCCATCCGTTGCTAAGAATGGATTATCTTCTAAACGAGCCGGTATAAACTTTCTTGTTAAACCATCTTTACCTAAAAAAGTAGTATCAGGTTCTGAAGGTTCTATATATCTTTTTTTAACCCAGTGAGCACCTACGCCACCGGGGTTAGCAGTACAACGCATATAAGGCGTTATCTCGCTATCTGTTGTTCTTAGTCGTGAAGCTAAGTAGTTCCAAGCAAACTCTGTTGGTAGGTGAGTAATCTCGTCAAAACCTATCCAACTATATGCTTGACCTTGATAACGATATACATCTGCATCACGTTCAAGGAAACCAAACTCTATTTTAGCTCCGCTTGGAAAGTTCCAAAGCTTTTCTACTTCCCGGTACTTACAACCCGGAAATGCTTTTGGGTATAACTCCCTTGACTTATCTATCAGCTCTCGAAGCTCTGGCATAGACCGTCTAATAATTAACGCCCTATGAGCAGCTCTGTGAGCGTATCTGAGGGGGTCTACAAGCATGGCATAAGACTTACCACCACCTGCTGCTCCACCGTACAGTACATCAAGTTCTGAAGCTGCTAAGAAGTCTTCTTGAGGCCCTTCATTAGCTTTAAAAACAATATTGTCTTTGTTTTCTTCTAAATGTTTTTTAACATTATCAGGTAGTATTTCTAATTCTATATCTTCTACTACTTGATTATTACTTAAAGAATCTAACTTTTTAAATACTTGTTCTTTTTTAGAAAGTACTTTTTTATTATTATTTAATTTTTTACTTAAAGAATTTATTTTATCTTTAGTTTTTTTAACAGATCTTCTAGCAGCTATTTTAGCTTTTTGCTCTGAATGGTAGTTATATCCTTTAGATTTAACACCAACCTTACGACCTGATTTTTTCTTAGGGGTACCATCTACTTTTAATACAAAAGAACCATCTTCATTCTTTAAGTAATTATCAGGATGGATTTCCCAGTCTTTCGTCTCGTCTACCATAAAGTTTATCTATATGTTTTTGTAGTCCTCTAGCTGAAAGGTAGCGCCCTGTTTTATGCTCTAACCATTCAGAAGCCATTCTTAAACTTAATTCTTCATTAGCAACCATTTTAGAAATAAACTCTAATGATTCTAATTGTGAATCTACAGGAGCTAACCAACCACTAATATCAGAAGATACATAACCAAAAGGTATTGTAGATGTAACACGTTTAATATAGTTATCAGGTATATTAACTGTGTTCATATTCTCCCTCTAGTACAATATTTTCTTTTTTAGGTAGTATAAATAAACCTCCAGACACATTATGGTCTACACTGACTTTATCAGTTTTTGTAACACCTACTCTATCTAAAATAGTTTGAGCGGCTTGCAGTTTAGAGCTTACCTGTGGAAACGGACGATCACTCTGCATAATCTCTACTAGCTTAAAAGCAGCTTTTGGAGCATTATGAGCTAACAGGTTTTCAGCCAAATCCACTAATTCTTGTTTTAAACTTTGAATAACTTGGTAGTGATTGCCTTTATATCCTGCTAATTCTGCAGATTTTTTAAGATCACCTCCCGTTTCTACAACATTATCAAGAAATAATTGTTGTTTTTCAGTAAGTTCTTTTGTTTTTTTCTTTTCAATAGAATAATTCATGACTCGTATTATAGAGTTGAATCAAAGGTTTGTCAAGCTTTTTATACTTTTTAGTTATAAATACTTGACAAAAGCTGATTTCAACTGTATACTGGCGTAATCAATGACCCCCCCGCTGCATAGTATATATAGGTAACACCCTATATAGCTATAAAACCCTCCTGATTCTATAGCCTGCAAAGTTGTTAAGTAAAGACTTTATAGCCCCGCTAAGCTGGTACACATACTAAACCTGTTAGAAATGTATAGGATTGCTATATATACTACGGTAGGGGGTATGGCATCCTGCCCGGTCTAGGTAGCCCACAGAATTAGGTAGTCTAGACAGTCTTTATAGAACTATATCGTATTATTTTGTAAGCCTTACTAGTTTACAAAGCCTTCCAAGACTGTAAAGCGTATGTATTACTAGGATATTACTAGACTAAAAAACTTAACAGTCTCAATAGCTTAGTATTTAAATAGTCCTGTCTGTGTTTGTATCATTTCCCATATGAAACTCCTCACGTTATTTAACCTCAACAAGCTAAGAATTTTACAACCTTGCTTTCTTGCAAGCTTGAAAAATCCTTTTAACGCTTGTTAATCTTAAATAACTAAAGACTTAAGGAGTCTCAGATGGAAAATAATACGTCTAGTGTTTCTAATATTCGTAGAGCAACAGAGTCACAGTGTAAAGCTATAGCAGCTAGGTTTTCATGCTTACCTGAGTTTGAGCCAGTGTTCAAGGAGGACTTTGATCTTATGAAGCAGAATGATCCTAGCATCTCTAGCAACTATGAAGCTTATAAGTTGTTGTTAGACTTTATGGTTTCATGGTCTAAGGCTGAGAACGAAGAAGCAGCTTTGAACAATGGAATAGTTCAAGAGTTTCTAGGTTCTGAAAAGAAAGAGTTAGTTCTTTTAGACGATGTTGTTCCCGGTCTTCATCAGTATTTAATGCAACAAGCTGAAGAGAAGAACATAGATATGAGCGCAGCAGCTTACAAGAAACAGACTAAGTACAGCACTCAGGCTAGTCCAAGACCAGCATCTGAAGTTCTTCAAAGCTTCTTAGCTACACTAACAGCTTAATTCCCCGACAGACCTGAGCATGTCTATAAACTGCTCGCTCTTAAAAAACATCCAGCTAGAAATACTATTGTAGGAGATTACATGTTTGATTCTATAGACGATCAGAAAGATCATTGTAGTATTATAAAGAATATAGAAGATAAAATAACAGCGTTGACTAAAGCTCAGCATTGCATATCTTCTTTAGAAACTATTAGTCCTGATTGTATAGAAAGTAAATACAAAGGAATGTTATCAGAGTTGATCTTAGATTTATATGATCATAAGAATCAGCCTTTTATTTAGCCGAGGAAATAGACCTGAACATGTCGTTAAACTGTTCAGTTTTTTAAAACCAAAGTCTAGAAATACTATTGAGGGATCTAAATTTTTAAACCCCTCAACCCTTACGGGCTTTAAAAATTTAATTAAAAAAGGAAGTAATATGCTATCTATTAATCAAGCAGAGAAACAAAAGCTTACTAATGATCTTAATTTTATTCTGTATTTTTTACAGGAGTCTACAAAAAGATATGATTTAGGTGAGTATAAAAAAGCTAGGATTGCTAAAATCAATATGATGAAAGGTATTGTACAGTTAAAAAAAGATTACAATATTGAATTGCATATGACAGAATCATGTGCGAAAGAGTTAGTTAAACTTCAGAAGTGGAGAAACTAATGTATTATGCTTGTAGAAGTGAGTCATCAAGTGGTATTTATGTAATGAGTAAAACTATACAGGGTTTTGAAAATAAATTTTCTGAAGGTGTAGAGATTATTATTTACATGGCGAATCCAAATACTGTTGAGTATGGCATGTATTATGTAATCAAAGAGGGTAAAGTAAAGCGTAAGAAACCTCAGACTTTACATGATATTGGAATGCAAAGGAAGCTAGGCTTATGAGAAAATATCCGTTCTATGGTAATCATAGTAGTGTTATGGAGTTTAAAGTAGGTAAAGTAAAAGGATCATGTGTAGTTCATTACAGACCTCCACAATATGAACCGCCCAATATGATTTGTTATCCTGAAGAGGTAGAGTTTACTCATGTCGATGTCAATGGTAAATACATACCTTTTGAAAATATTAATGATGTCTTAAATAATATAATGTTAGAGACATTTGAAAGAGTTAGGCATGAAGATCACTATTTGTGATACTTGACTATCACTCAAAAATATGCTAAACTATTTTTATAGTTTAAAAGTTAAGTGTGCTTGAGTCGCTAAATTGCTACTAACTGCTAAGGCTCAAGTACATTTATTATTAGTACTATCATCAACTTACGGAGATAATGTTATGGGTTCCCTTAAACAAACAATGATTGAGTTAGAAAGCTACGAAGATATTCCTTCAAGTTCTTTTGTACAAGAAGAGTTTACTACATTTAAAAAGTTAGTAAGTAAACTTAATGTAGAAATTAATCATTTAAGTGTAAGTTCTTATTCAGGTAAACTTACTAAAGCTTACTTAAATCATTTAGATGAAAGATTAAGATATTGCAGCTCTGAATCAGAAAGAATATATTTTAATGGTTTAATAACTAGTCTTGTAGCTAGTTATGCTCTCGGTAAAAAATTAAAAAAGCAAAGAGACTTAGAAAATAGTCTTATTAAATTAGAATTAGATACTGAAGAGGAGGACTTATAATTTATGTCGTCTAATTTAACTAAACAGTATATGAGCTATGAACAAAAGATCACCTTTCTTAGAAATAAGTTAAGAGATCATTCCAATCCTTATGATAAAGGTTGGAAGAAAGTAAGCAGTCTGCTAGGTTTATCTGGTGGATCAAAGCTAAAGAAGCGGTTAGTTTTAAATCTTTATAAAAAAGAATGGGACTTAGCTGCTGATGCACTGATTAGCCATGTTAATTATCAAGAACAACTTGATAAGTTTAGTTATGTTATTAAGTAACTCGTGTTTAAAACCCCTCGTTCCTGTGGGGTTTTACTCACTCAATTAAACTTTAAAGGAAAAGAAACATGAATGTTATTACTACATTTACAAGTCGTTCAGATAGACGCCGACAAATTCTAGAAGATTTAGGCCCGTTACCTAGTAGTGTTACTTTTGGTACTTACACAAGACCATTATGGTTTGAAGAAATTAACCCTATTAATTCAGAATGGAATAGTATGGTTAAGTACGACAAGCGTGTGTTGCTTATGAACGATCAAACACATGAGCCGTTATCTATTGTAGGTAAAAACTATCGTAATACTTCTTCACATGCTGATCAGTTTGGTTATATGGAAGATATGATTATTAACTCTTCGTTAAACTTAGAAGGTCTTACACGCGAGATAAGTGTATCTCATGAAGGTGGTAGAGCTTATGCTAGATATCGCTTTCCAGAGCATACAGTGCAGACTGGTGAGGGTGATGAGACTGTTATGGAGTTAGTAGGTAGAAATAGCTTTGACGGTTCTTGGCCTTCTATCTTTGAGCTTGGTGCTTGGCGTATGATTTGTACTAACTTACAAGTTATTGGTACTGTAACTGCAGTAGCAAAGCGTAGACATACTAAGCATTCAAACATTGAAGGTGCAGTGGTTGAGCTTGGTAATTGTTTAGAAGCTTTTCAAAAAGAAGGTGAGCTTTGGAATAGTTACAGACATATACCTGTATCAGACCAACAAGCTTTTGAAGTTCTTGCTACACTATCTGAAAATAAACATGCTATTCAAAGTATTGATTCAATTAATAATGGTACTGGATCTATTCTTGAAGCACTTGATAAAGCTACTAAGACTAAGAACGGACATGATCGTAAGACTAGTTCGTTAAATACTCTTTGGAGTCTTTACAAAAATGATTACAAACCTTCCCTTGGCAACAATCTGTTAGCCTTGTATAATACGATGACTGACTGGAGTACTCATCATCAGACCACTCGTTCTAAAAGTCCTCACACTGTTTCTTCTTTGCAAGTACAAGCAGGAGAAAAAGTTAGAAAGGTTTTACAGAGCAAGTCTATCTTTAGAATCGCAGCTTAGATTCTCCGTTGTACCTGAACATGTGCTTAAACTGTTCACCCTTATAACTAAATAATCTAAGAGACTAGCTTGACAAGTCTTGTTAGCCTCTATAGTATTGTCAAACCAACTAACGCAAAGGAGAAAAAAATGGCAGTAATTGAAGGAACAGCTTATTGGGCCTCAGTAACTACCCCTAATACTAAGTTTGATCCTGTGTATACAATCAACTTAGTTATTGATGAAGAAGTTGCACAAGATTTTGCAGCTCAAGGTTATAAAGTTAAGCAGCTAGAAGCTGGCTCATCTATTGTTATTAAGCGTAAAGCTATGAACAAAGATGGTAAAAAGCAAGCAGTTCCCAAGTTGGTTAATCATGACCGCGAGCCTGTAGATACTCTTGTTGGAAATGGTTCGCGTGTTCGTGTTCAATATAATCCATGGGAAGCAACAAATAAGTATGGTACTTTTAAAGGTTTAGATCTGCAAGCTGTTCAGATTTTAGATCTTGTGCCTTATGGAGGGAGATCTTCAGATGGTGAAGAGCTTGGAATTAAAGAAGCTTTAGAGGATGAATTTTAATATGGCTCAATTTACTTTTAAAACTGATGATGGTTTGTATGATGTAGAGAAGTTGAATGATACTGCAAAGAATGCGTTTAACTACTTAGCAGAAATTCAAACTGAAGTTCAAAACTTAAGTAAGCGTATTGATGTATTACAAGCAGCAGCTAATACATACAAAGCTGCTATGTTAGATAACTTAGATGAAGCAGCTTTAATGTCTGATGAGGAGGCAGAAGAAGTATCAGAGTAATGTAGTCGAACGTTCGGAGCGTGTCCCTTTTGACCGGGGGACACCTCCAAACTTTTTTTTTGCTAAGGAGAAAGCAGAGTGAAAGCAATCGTTCATGTTAATCAACACCATATTAAATATAATAGAAAGCAAGACCCACGTAATAATCCTACTTATAAACCTGTACTTACTATCAAGATGGGTGGTAAAACATACTACGCAGATGAAGTAAAGTTTACAGGAGACTCTAAAATTATTTATTCTCGGGACTGTCCTTTATCGTGTGGTGCCGAGGTATATCTTCAATGTGATTCTAAAGATTTAAAACTTATTAATCCTGTTACATACAAGGAGATAGCAAGTGACTTTCGTTAAAAAATATGTACCCTGTAATTTGTGTGATAGTTCAAACGCTGCATCTATAAACGAAGATGGATCAGCTTTTTGTTTTAGCTGTAAAGGTTACATGAGAAATTATGAAAATCCAGAGGAAGGTATGAACAGTTATACAAAGTCGTCAGAAAATAATGTAGTTCATTTTTCTAAAGATGATTACATAGGAGTGATAGGTGCGCTAACTGATAGAGGCATTAAAGAAGAAACAGCTAAGCGTTATAATGTTAGAGTAACTTATGATAATGAAGGACAGATTAAAGAACATTATTATCCTTATTACAAAGGACAAGACTTAGTAGCTTACAAAATTCGTAAGTCTAAAACAAAAGGCTTTACATCTCAGGGTAAGATACAAGAAGGTGGTTTGTTTGGTCAGTCTATTTGTCAGACAGGAGGTAAGTACATTACTATTACCGAAGGTGAGTGTGATGCTATGGCAGCTTACGAACTTACGGGTAGCAGATGGCCTTGTGTATCAATTAAAAACGGAGCGCAGTCAGCAGCTTCAGACATTAAAAAGAATCTAGAGTTTTTAGAGACATATGAAAATGTAATTATTTGTTTTGATAATGACAAGCACGGTAGAGATGCTGCTGCTAAATGTGCTGCGTTGTTTAGACCTAACAAAGCAAAGATAATGACATTGCCTATAGGTTATAAAGATGCTAATGATATGCTTAAAAAGAATGCATTCAAAGAATATCAAGATGCTTTTTGGCAAGCTAGTACTTATACTCCTACAGGTATTATTAGAACCTCAGAAAAACTACATGAATGGTTAGACAGAGAAGTTCATGCTACAGTTAATTATCCTTGGGAAGGTTTAAATGATAAGCTTTTAGGTATACGACAAGGTGAGTTGTTAGTTGTAGCAGGAGGTACAGGGTTAGGTAAGAGTGCTATTACTAGAGAATTGTCTCATCATTTATTAACTAATAGTCCCGACAAGATTGGTATCGTAGCGTTAGAAGAAGATTGGCGTAGAACAGTAGACGGTATTGTGTCCATTGAAGCTAATGATAAGATTCATTTAAAAGAAGTAAGAGAAAATTACGGTGATGAAGAGTTAAGTGATCTTTACAATAAAGTTTTATCTGAAGATAAAATATTTATTCATGCTCACTTTGGTGTTAATAGTATTGACGAGACACTAGCTAAGTTACGTTTTATGATTATCGGTTGTGACTGCAAGTGGATTATTGTAGATCATTTACATATGTTTGTTTCAGGCTCTGAAGGTAATGACGAGCGTAAAACAATTGATAGTCTTATGACACACTTAAGAAGTTTAGTATCTGAAACAAATGTAGGTATGATTTGTGTATCACATCTTAACAGAGGTTCTTCGGAAGGTCATGAGAATGGTGCTGAAGTAAAGATGCATCACATTAGAGGATCAGCAGGTATCTCACATGTTGCTGATTCTATTATTGCTTTAGAAAGAAACCAACAATCTACTGATGAAGTTGAAGCTAAGACCACACGTATTCGTGTACTTAAATCTCGCTATACAGGTGACGTAGGCTTAGCTGCTCAGTTACTTTATGATACTGAAACAGGTCGTTTAAATGAAGTACCTTTAGAAGAACCTAAGAAATTAGAGTTTGAGGATATACCTTTTTAACGGAGATTAATATGAGTTGTCACTACAATGATCAAGTAAGAGAGGGGCTTTATGAAGAAGCCCTTCGTCTTTTTGAGAAAGGATTAGAAATAGGTTTGGTTACTGAAAAAGATATTGAACATTATGTTAATACAAGAATGGAGTTTTTAGAAGTATGAAAAGTAACACAGCAAAGATTGACCTAGATGCAGACTACGTACTTGAGGCTTACTGGTGGTCGCATAAAGTAGTAGATAAGGTTGTTAAAAGAAATAAAAAGTTTGTGCTTGCTTGCATTACTGCTTACAGAGATTACGAAGACGAGCTAGGTGAGAATATGCAGCTTCATGAAATGATAACATTAAGAGATAAATTAGTTGAAGCTTATCGGCATCATCCTGACGGGGATGTAATCGTAGAGCTAACTATAAAACAGGAGTTCGTAAACGGATGAACACTAACAGAAACATTTTTATTAGATTGACCTCTTTAATTAAAGATTATTTAACAGATATTATTGAGGGATATTTAACATCTAAAGAGTTAATTAAAATTTATATTTGTTTAATTATTTTTTCAACAGTTTTTTTAGCTGGAGTAGTTTTATGAAAGTAGACATGATAGATTTAATGGGTGACGACAAGACTGTAGCTAATAGTGCGAGAGTTTCATTTGCTAATATGGTAGGAGAGTTTGGGCCAAGAGATAAAAAGTTAATAACTTACTTAGCAAAGCATGATCATTGGACTCCCTTCGCACATGTACAAGCACAGTTTAGAATTAGTGCTCCAGTATTTGTAGCTAGACAATTAGTTAAACATCAAGTAGGTATGGTTTGGAATGAGGTTAGTCGGAGATACGTAGATTTTTTACCTGAGTATCACATCCCTAAGCTGTGGCGTAAACGTGCAGACAACAAAAAGCAAGGCTCATCGGATGTAGTATTTGTAGGCGATGAACATACTAGGTTTCAGCAAAAGTATTCTGATTTAATTAGTCAGGCTGAAGCTGTGTATGATAACATGATAGCCAGTGGTGTAGCCCCAGAACAAGCACGTATGATTTTACCACAGTCTATGATGACCGAATGGATTTGGACAGGATCATTAGTTGCTTTTGCTAGAGTAGTTAAGTTACGATCTAGCGACGATGCTCAGTTTGAATGTCGTGAAATAGCTAAGATGATTGACGATGAATTTAAAAGATGCCCACAACTTAAGTACTCTTGGAAGGCTCTTACTTTATAGGAAAAAATATGAAATTAGTTTTTGATATTGAGACTGATGGTTTAGAAGCAAACAAGCTTTGGTGTTTAGTAGCTAAAGATTTAGACGCTAATAAGATACACGCTTTTTCACCAGACAATATAGATGAAGGTTTAAAATTAATTAAAGAAGCTAACTTACTTATAGGTCATAACATATTAGGGTTTGACATACCTGTATTAGAAAAGCTTACAGATATTAATTTTAAAAATAAAAAAATAATTGATACCTTGGTGCTATCAAGATTAGCTAACCCTGAACGTGGAGGACATAGCTTAAAGCATTGGGGCTATCAATTAAATTTTCTAAAAGGTTCTATGGAGCAAGAAGATTTTTCAGGCTATACACAAAAAATGTTAGACTATTGTGTTAATGATGTAGAGCTAAATGCTTTAGTGTTTGAAGAGTTACTAAAAGAGTTAGCAGACTTTGACCATAGATCTATTAACTTAGAGCATGAAGTATCTTTAATTTTAAAAGAGCAAGAAAAGCATGGCTTTTTATTTGATGAATACAAAGCTTCTTTATTGCTTGCAGATTTAAATGAGCGCAAAAGAAATATTGAACAAACTGTACAACAAGTTTTTAAACCTAAATTAATTACGCTTAAGACCGTAAAGCCTAAGAAAAAGAAAGATGGTACATTGTCTAAACAAGGTTTAACTACAGATGAGTATAATTTAATAATGGCTAAACCAATTCAAACTCGTTGGTTGCCTTTTGATAGAAAGAAACTTCAAGAATTTAATTTAGGATCTCGTAAACAAATAGGTGAGTATCTTCAAGACTTTGGTTGGAAGCCTTCTAAGTTTACACCTACAGGCCAGCCTATTGTAGATGAAGGTACGTTAGCTACTGTTAAAAATATACCTGAAGCAGAGTTAATTGCCACTTACTTACTACTTCAAAAAAGAATAGCACAAGTAGACTCATGGTTTAAAAACTTAAAAGAAGACAATAGAGTACATGGCTATGCTATTTCTAACGGTACAATTACTGGTAGGATGTCACACTTAAAACCTAATATGGCTCAGATACCAGCGGTATATAGTCCTTACGGTAAAGACTGTAGAAGTTGTTGGGTTGTACCAGAAGGACATAAACTTGTAGGCATAGATGCTAGTGGTCTTGAATTACGTATGCTTGCTCACTACATGAATGATAAGGAGTACACAAATGAGATTCTCAATGGAGACATACACACAGCAAATCAAAAACTTGCAGGACTTGAATCAAGAAATCAGGCTAAAACTTTCATCTATGCATTCTTATACGGAGCAGGAGACGCTAGAATTGCTTCAGTGGTCGGAGGAAGTAAAAGAGAAGGCGCTGCGTTACGAAGACGTTTTCTCTATAATCTTCCTGCACTTGCAAACCTTAAGGAGCGCGTTGAAAGAGCATCAGCAAAGGGTTATCTCAAAGGATTAGACGGTAGAAAAGTTAAGATAAGACATGAGCATGCTGCATTAAATACTTTATTACAATCAGCAGGAGCTGCTGTAATGAAGCAAGCATTAGTAATATTAAACAATATTATACAGGAGAATAACTACCCTGCTTATTTTGTAGCTAACATCCATGACGAGTGGCAGTTGGAAGTTAAAGAAGAGTATGCTACTGTAGTAGGTGAAGCGGGTGTAGAAGCTATTAGACAAGTTACTGACGTATTTAACTTACGCTGTCCTTTAGATGGTGAGTACAAAATAGGAGATAACTGGAGTGAAACACACTAATGAAACCTATTAAAATATCAGATAGAAAACCTAAACATGATCCAAGTAGAATAGGAGATTTAGCAGAGCATTATGCTATTACATGGTTGTGGGATAATGGCTACCATGTATTTAAAAATTGTGGTTGCACAGGGCCTATCGATATTATAGCTTTAGATCCAAAAGGTAAAGTTATTTTAATAGATGTTAAGTCTTACAAAGATGGTAGGCTTTCTGCAAAAACACCAACACAAAAAAAATTAGGTGTTCAGTATCTCCATTATAATTCAGTTACACGTAAGTGTAGATTTATAAGGCATAGAAAATGAATATAGTTGAAGACATTTACGACAGTATTAATCCGTTGTTAAACAATAAGTCACTAAAAATTTCTGAGGATTTAATAGAAAAGTTTGGTGAAAGCATGAAGAATGTTTTAAGGCACTGGGCTAAAGCTCAAGACACCACTAAGAAAAATATTAGAATGTCAAATATAGGTAAGCCAGCTAGAAGAATGTGGTACGATATGAAGTACAACACTGGTAAAAATACTTCAGAAGAACCTTACTTGCCTATTAAGTTTTTGTATGGTCATATGCTGGAAGAAGTTCTTTTATTTTTAATTGAGTTTGCCGGCCATAAAGCTACAGACCAGCAAAAAGAAGTAGAACTTAATGGTATTAAAGGACACATCGATTGTAAAATTGATGGAGAAATTATAGATATTAAGACAGCATCTAGTTTTGCATTTAATAAATTTAAAAAAGGTACGTTAGCTACAGATGATCCTTTTGGATATTTAGCACAGCTATCAGGTTATGAAGAAGCTGAAGGTACAAACCAAGGAGGCTTTTTAGTTATCAATAAAGAGTCAGGTGAGCTTGTAATGTATAAACCTGATGAGCTAGATAAACCTAACAGCTATAATTTAATTACTAAAATTAAAAATTCACTGTTAGAAAACGAGCCGCCTGAAAAATGTTATGAGCCTGTAGCTGAAGGAAAAGCTGGTAACTTAAAGCTTCCTAAAAACTGCGGTTATTGTCCCCATAAATTTAGGTGTTATCCTAACCTTAGAGTATTTCAGTATTCAAAAGGTTTAACATATTTAACTAAAGTAATTAGTGAACCCAAGGTGCCTGAAGTATGGTTATAAAAAGTAAAAAGCAAAAGATGAATCAGAAAGTTTTTTATATTTTATTTGAGTGGTTAGAGAATATTTTACCTGAAAATGAAATTTCAAAAGCTGAAAAGTTAAGCATGATTCCTACAGAAAAGTATTATACTTCTATGGGTCAACGACGGTTGAATGCTTATACTTATAGGTGGGTAAGAAAAAGAATTAAAAAACTTCTAAAAAGAAATTATAGATTAGAAAGTATTACTTTAAGAGATGTAGAAAATGCCTAAGCGAAGTCCTAGAAAAGTTAGGCCAAGAGAATCTAATATACCTAAAGGGTATGATTCAAAATGGGAAGCTAAGCTACACAAATCTATTTTAAAAAACTGGAAAGCGCATTCAGAAAAAGTTCCTTACATAGTAGAGCATGTTTATAATCCTGACTTTATAAAAATTATTGATGGTAAAAAAATATTGCTAGAAGCTAAAGGAAGATTCTGGGATTACGCAGAGTACAGTAAGTACTTATGGATTAAAAAAATATTACCTGAAGATGTAGAGTTGGTATTTATTTTTGCTTCCCCCTTTGCTCCGATGCCTCGTTCGCGTCCTCGCAAAGACGGAACCAAATTGACTCACTCAGAATGGTCAGAGAATAATAAAATTAGATGGTATTCAGAAAAAACTTTCCCGGAGGAATGGAAATGAAACAGCATACTAAAAAGAAAGTTAGTATTGATAATGCAACACCTCAAGAGTGGGACAATGTTAATAAGCCTAAGCATTACAACAATGGAGATATAGAATGTATAGACGGAATAAACGCAATGTTAAGCCACGAAGAGTTTGTTGGTTATTTACGAGGAAACAGTCTGAAGTATCGTTGGCGTTATCCGTACAAAAACGGACTAGAGGATCTACAAAAAGCAAAGTGGTACGAAGATAAATTAATGCAGGTTTTAAAAGACAATGGATAAAAATTATCTTGATTTAAAAAATGAAAGGAGGACTAAATATAGTAAAAAAGTTAAAACAAAAAAGATTAAAAATTCTAAAAGTTCTATGAAAATTAAAAAAGAAGAACTAGCCTTAGAAGAATATAAAAATATTTTAAAGGATTTATAATGAAACTTATTCCTTATTTTTTAAAAGTTTTACCCAATGACATAACAGTAATTACATCTTTATTAGGTCTTATTTGTTCTATACTTTATTTTATAACTAGTTATTTTTACTTTGCTGTTTTAGCTATTGCAGGTTTATTGTTTTATCTTATAAATGATTTGTTTATCTTTTTAAAGTTTGCTTTACATTTCCCTATGGATACGCAGATAAAAGCAAGCAAAATTATTTACGAAGAATTAATTATTATAAGTGTAAATATAGTTTCGGTTATAGTTTTAATTAAATTTTTTGGTGAGATTTAGGAGTTTATAATGGATCAGTATCAACAATACATACACAAAAGTAGATATGCACGTTACATGGATGAAGAGAAACGTCGTGAAGAATGGGGAGAAACAGTTAATCGTTATCTTGCTTTCTTTGTAGAACGTAATCAGCTTGGAGACTCAGAAGCTGAAGAGCTATTTGAATCTATTACTAGACAAGAAGTAATGCCGTCTATGCGTTGTATGATGACAGCAGGAGCAGCATTACACCGTGACAATGTAGCAGGGTTTAATTGTTCTTATCTTCCTATTGACAGCCCTAGATCTTTTGACGAGCTAATGTATATTCTATTATGTGGTACAGGTGTAGGCTTTAGTGTAGAACGCGACTATGTAAACAGCCTTCCAGAAGTCGCTGACAGCTTCCATGAGACAGACTCTACTGTTGTTGTATCTGACAGTAAGGTAGGCTGGGCAAGCGCCTTCAGAGAGCTTATAAGCCTCCTGTACGCCGGTAAGATACCTAAGTGTGATCTTACTAGAGTACGTCCAGCAGGGGCTAGGCTCAAGACATTTGGAGGCAGAGCTAGTGGGCCTCAGCCTTTAGCAGATCTATTTAATTTTACTGTTGATTTATTTAAACTAGCAGCAGGACGTAAGCTAACGTCACTAGAGTGTCATGACTTAGTATGTAAGATTGCAGACATTGTTGTTGTAGGTGGTGTACGTAGATCAGCCCTCATCAGCCTGAGTAATGTTACTGATAATCGTATGGCTAACGCTAAGAATGGTGAGTGGTACTTAGGCAACGGTCAACGAGCTTTAGCAAACAACAGTGCCGTATACTCTGAGAAGCCTGACTTTGATACATACTCTTCTGAGATGAAGAGACTATATGATTCTAAGTCTGGTGAGCGTGGTATCTTTAGTCGTATTGCAGCACAGAAGGTAGCAGCACGTAACGAGCGTAGAGATGCCTCATTTAAATTTGGTACTAATCCTTGTTCTGAGATTATCCTACGGCCTTATCAGTTCTGTAACTTGTCTGAGGTTGTTGTAAGAGAAGATGATACACTTCAAACACTTAAGAAGAAGGTACGCACAGCTACAATCCTTGGTACTTTACAAGCTACTATGACTGACTTTCGTTACCTGCGTAACATCTGGAAAAAAAATACAGAAGAAGAAGCATTACTTGGTGTATCTATGACAGGCATCATGGACTGTAAGCTTACAAACGGCTCGACGGGTGAGGCTGCACTAGGAAGACTTTTAGAAACTCTTAGGGACGTTGCAGTAGAGACTAATAAAGAGTGGGCTAACAAGCTGGGTATTAATCAATCTGCTGCTATTACTTGTGTTAAGCCTTCTGGTACTGTATCTCAGTTGACTGACAGCGCCAGCGGTATTCATCCTCGCTTTAGTGAGTACTATATTAGGACTGTACGAGCCGACAAGAAAGATCCTCTCGCTACAGCTATGATTGATGCAGGGTTTCCACATGAAGAAGACGTAATGAACAACTCTAACTGGGTGTTTAGCTTCCCTCAGAAGGCTCCTAATAAAGCCGTGACAGTAGAAAGCATGGGTGCCATGGAACAGTTAAAGCTATGGAAGGTTTATCAAGATAGTTGGTGTGAGCATAAACCCTCTATGACTTGTTATTATAACGACGATAACTTCTACTCTGTATGCCAGTGGATTTGGGAAAACTTTGATAGCGTTAGTGGCATTAGCTTTCTTCCAGAAGCAGAGCATGTGTACAAGCAAGCACCTTATCAGAAAATAGACAAGGCTACGTATCAAAAGCTTTTAAAAGAAATGCCTAAAGATATGGAGTGGGACATTGAAGAGTTAGATGACAACACTGAAGGCACTCAAACCTTAGCGTGTGTTGCAGGAGTGTGTGAAATATGAAGGAAGGTAATCTTATTTCTTTTAAAGTTATTATTGATGAGAAAGGGAGGCTAAGCACTGAGCTTAGTTTTCTCCCTGAAGATCAAGTTACAAAGATTTTTTCAGATGTGTATACTCAAAATTATATAAGAAATATTTTAAGGGAAGGACATTATAAGCTTGATTCTTTACATTCTTATTTAGAACAGCAGTTGCAGGCTTTATGATGGAAGATATATATTTTACACCTGAATCAAGGCTATCAATTATATTAAGAACTAATTCTGATATTATTACAGCGTTAGCTGGCATAGAGTTAGCAGAAGAAAATATAGAAATTATTACAAATTTATTACAAATACATTCAGACTTTGTTTTAAAACTATCACATAAAGCCGCTCAAGCAGAACGGCTAGATGTACGGATAGTTAAGTAACTACTTGCGTGACTTAGCTCCTACACACTTCCAACGCTTCCTTGAAAGGTTGTTAGGAGTATTAGGATCGTTCTGCTTTTTCTTAGGTAAACGCTTTTTAATGCCTAAGCTTCTTGCACAGTAGCTATCGCCTTTAGAAGTACCCGGCTTTACTCTAGGTCCACCACCCTTAGCTTTACCCGCCTGACCGTAGCTGACCTTCTTACCACTAGCCGTTACCTTTACCTTTGCCTTTCCTTTTCTAGGTTTAGCCATCTATATGTTCCTCTTCTTTTTTATCTAACCAAACAACAATCAACAGTAGTAAAAATACTACTATAGTTCTCATACCTTGCGATGCCTGCGTGTTTTCTTTGCAATCTTTTTAGGCTGCTTGCTGTGTTGCTTACCCTTCTTAGTATCTTCACGTTTCTTTTTAGTAGTGGCTGCGTATTCTTTACTGCTTAAAGATTTGATAGCCTTCTCAGGAAGATAACGCTCACCTGTTTTACTAGACTTCTTACCAGACTTAGTACGCCACTTCTGTTTTGTCCAAGCCTTTAAAGACTTCTGAGACTTTTTAAGCGCCATTACTTATACCCTCCACCTTTAGCTTTATATTGTTTAGCTAACATTTGAGCTTTACGTGCTGACCACTGACCAGCCTTACCACCTTTTGAACCTGCTTTAATTCTATTAAATAAATTCTTACGCATAGTAGGCTTAGTATAGTTACCCGCCTTATTAACTGTAGACTTTTTTCTAGCCATAATTATTCACCTAAAAAATTAACATAAGTAAACCCATCATTACGCCCAACCCCAGTAATCCTGTCGTAAACATAATAGATAAAGTTTTTATAAATTCTACACGTTGCCGTCTTAATATTTTTTGACGGTTTATTTCTTTTTCATGCTCTATTCTGCTTTCTTCTACACGTTGCATGATTTCATTATAGTCTGCTGAAAGTCCTTGCATAAGCATCATATCTTTTAACTGCTGATTAAAAGTAGATAGCTGTCTTTTGGCAAGCTGAACTTGCATACTTTCTTTAACAGATAGTTTTCCTACATACTTTTTTTCAACAGCTTGTACGGACTCATTAGCTTTAGCGTACTTTCCCATAACATTAGCAAAACCACTTGCATGCCCACCTGTTTCTTTTAAAGTAGATATAGCATCGTTAAGTCCTTTCATAACTGTAAGAATTGTTGTTATTTCAGCTAACATTAGTTTTTACTATTCCATAATTCAAACAATACTTTTATTTTTTCTTTGATAGTTTCTATATCTCCGTGCATTTTAGCTAAGACAATAACAAGCGTTATAAACCCCATAAACATAGGCCAAGTAGAATTTATAAACTCCATGATTGTCACTACTTAGACACTCCTGATTTCTTCTCGTATGTCCTCATTGCGCCTAGACCTAACATGCCCATCAATACAGGCATCATAGTTTCCAGAGGAACCAGAGGTATCACTATGTCTAACTCAAGTAAAGCCAAAACAAAGTTACTAAACGGGATGGTGATAAAGTTACCAAACATACCCAAGCCACATGTCCACCCGATGAAGGGCCTCCAGCCGCTTACAAACACGTTGGAGTTGGCCGCTTCCACAGCATTAATTTCCATCTGACCTTTAGCGATCTCCTGAGCGTGATTCTCAGCCATCGTAGCGACTTCATGCGCCAGCTTAGCCTTCTGATCCTTGTCCTCTATGAACTTGTCTAACAAGCCCGTCACAGGCCCTATAAGAGCGTTTAAGACAGCCATCTAGTAGCTCCACACCCAAGGACGAGGACGACCCTCATCCCACTCAAGGTCATCTAAATGTATAAACCTATTGTTACCTTTTTGATTAACGCCAATACCAGTCATGCCTACTCTTAACGCAGCATCTAAAAGCTTGTGAGCTTTGTCTCCGCTAACAGCGATGTCAATAGCATGACCTGACGCATGAGCGCCGGGAGTTTTTTTCTTACGCTCAATGATGTGATCCTTGCAACGGTAAGCAGAAGTAACAACAAAAGGGAATCCTAACTCATGGCGTAGTGCTTCTACTTTAACCATAAAAGATTCATCCATTCCATCAGCACCACAGTGTTGACATTTAAGTTCATCTATGCTAAAATATTTATACATTAATTACTTTCCTTTTAAGAGCTTGTAACACTACACCACCTTTAAATTTTTTATTTCTTTTAGCCATTTCTTTTTGATATATTAAATCAGCTAAAGCAATTTCATTTGTTCTATTTTCGTAATCAGCTAAACTTTCATTTTCTCTTCTTAGATTAACTACATGAGATTTTTCATGAGCATATACAAAGTTTTTCCATTCTTTTAAACTAGTAATAGCATTTTCAGGCAAAGGTTTAACGCCTTTAACTTTAGGGTTTTCCCACGCTTTATCTTTGTATCTTTTTTCTAATTCATTTTCATCTATATAAATTGTATTATTATTTTTACTATAATGCGCCCAAGCTTTTTTACCTTCTTCATACTTAAAAGGTTTAATTTCTACTTGTTTATTTTCTGGTATTAAAGAAGGTAAAATAATTTTAGATCTAGGAGGAGTTGTTTCAATATAGGTTTCTGGTTGCTGTGCTGTAAAGTTATCATCATCTAAAAACTCGGGGTTTTTTTCTAAAAATTCTTTTGTTTGTTCTAAATCAAATCTTTGTTTACTAGTAACACCTTTAGAAAATCTATTTGCATAACTTGCTTTTTCTATCGTAGAACCTTCTGATAAAGTTTCAGGATCTTCACCGCCTTGAGGATTAAAAATTTCTCTTACTTCTGCTTCTTCTTTTTGAGACTCTAAATCTTTATCAAACTTACCTGAGTACTGAAGTCCTCTAGTTGTATCTACATCTATAGTTCTTTTAAAAGGTTTAAATCTTTTTTCTTCAGGAAGAGCCATTAACTTTGTATACTCTTCAGAAGTTAAACCTATTTTAGTTAGTTCTCCATTTTTATTTCGTTTTGGAGTTACTGTATCTTGAATAACTGTACGCATTTTTTGCAAACTACCTAAAACTTTACCTACATTTTCTTGACGAGTTTCTAACTGTTCGGTAGTAGGAGTAATGTATTGTTTTAAGTTAGCATCTTCAGAGTTTAAAAGTCTCCAACGTCTAGCTGTTTCAGACAAAACATTATTATCTTTAGGGTGATACCATAGTTCAGGAGTAGTTTTAATTTCTTTTATAGTTTCAGGAAGCGTTAAAGCTTTACTAACATTTACAGTATCGCTACCCGGCTCCATAACAATCTGAACATAAAAACTTTCAGGTAAAATAAACCTTCGAGTTTTATTAGTTCTTCCTACTTTTTCTTGGAATCCTTTAGCTCGTTTTTGTTCAGCTTCAATAATAGCTTTGTTTAAAGACTCTAAAGTTTGAGCAGTATTGTCATCTACTTTGTTACGTAAATCATCAATAAGCCCAGTAGTTACTTGCTTGTAAGAAATAATTTTTCCTAAGCCTTTATTATTTCCTGTACTAACTAAGTTAAATACCCCTTCATTTTCTAAAGTTTGTTTAATTGCTAAAGGATCTACAGCTTTATCGCCTACATGATTTTCAACAATAAAATTAATTCGTTTTTCTGAAGGCGTAGAATTTACATAGTTTATTTCTTTATTAGTAGGAACTTCAGTTCTACCAAAAGGCAATACTTGTTCGTTTCTAAATACTAAATATTGTTTGTTAAATCTACCTGCTGTAGTCGCTAATTGTTTTTCTAACTCAGAACCTTCTAAGTTAGACACAGGCAAAAACATAGGTCTAGTATCTTCTGGTAAAGCTTCTACTACATCTTCTTCAATACTAAAGCCAGCGTCTGATTCTCTAGGATCTTTTAATCCTTCAGCTTCTAAATCTTTTAAATAATCAGCAAAACCTCCTGCTTCGTTAGCTTCTTGAACTCCTTTAGAACCTGCTGAATCTTTGCCTAAAGCTGTGTAAACAGCAGGAGTTTGATAAAAAGGATCTACTTGTGCGTCTTTAGAACTAAGTTTATATTGTTTTAATTCAGGCCCTGTATACTCAATAGCATCATAACCTTCACGTTCTAATAAGTCATAAAAATCTTTATTGCCAGAAGTAAAAATTTCATTTCTAATTAATCTTTTATCAAATAAAGATTTAGAATCGTCTAAGCCCATTACAATTTTAACTTTACTGTCTATATCTTTTCTTAAACTTTCAAAAGCTTTTTTATTTTGTACAGTTTTTAAAAATTCTGTATCGTAAATTAAATTCATAGGCACAGTAGGTAAGCCTTTTGTAAGTTTTAAAGGATTACGAATACGAATTTTATTTTTACTTAAAGCAGGAGCATCTACTTTTTGAGCTTCTAATTCTTTAGCTGTTTGTGTACCCATGCGTCTTCCGTATAAACCACTATCTACATCTTCTGACAATACGGTGTACACATCTTTAGGCTCTACTGAGTTTTCTATAAATGAAGAAGTATAAAATGTTTGTTCTTGAGGTGTGTACTGTAAAGCCATACCAGAATTTATATCTGCTAAAACAGCTTCATCATCTACAGTTTTCATACGTCCTAACATAGGTGACAGTTGCTGGAATAAAGGATCAGCTTCTAATTCTTCTCTTGTAACAGGCTTATTAGATTTAGACATATAAGCTTCTATGCCTCTACGTAAAAAACCACCAAGCCTAAAAGACTTTCTGTTTTCTAGAATAGCTCCTGCTTGATCTTCATAACTTGTACCTGTAAGCCGATCTATACGTGCGCTAGGATTTTCACCCGCACGTTCTATGATTCTATCAATTACACCGCCTTCAAAGTTTCTATCCCTATCATAAGCTTTTTTAAACTCTCTATAAGGAGCACCAAACTCACTATACAAACTAGGTTCTTGTCGAGGTTTTCTTAAACCTAAACCAACCCCTAAACTATAATCTATTTCTCTAGCTGGAGCTTTAATAAACTCTTTTCTATAATCAGAAGGTATAGCGGAATAAAAAGGTACGTTAGTTGCTACTATTTCGGCAGGGCCTTTGCGATATAAAATAGCATCTACAGCGTCTCCTACTACAGGGCCTGTAACTGCTTTAGCTGCTGTACCTACAATACCACCACCAATTTCAGCGTTTTGCTGTGCGTTTCTAATATACTCTCCAAAGCCAGTACCACCCCACCGAGCTACAGAATCTAAAATAATTTCATCGGGTTCTTTTTCTAAGCTTTCTCCCCCTGAACGTATAGCGTTTAAACCAGTAGCTACGCCTGTCATAAACAAAGCTGTAGCACCTACACGGGCTGTACCTACTACAGGCTGACGTTTTATTTGAGTGTAATAATTTTTAAGTACTGTGTTCCCAAAAGCTGTGGGATAACCTAAAAATTGAAATAGTATAGATCCTACGGCAGACGTTTGAATATGAGGTCTAGTTACAGAAGATTTAGAAGGATCAAGAATTACTTCACTAGCAAATCTAGAAGCACCTTCCATAACATTTCTTTCGTAAAACATATTCCAACGCTTTAAGCCTGTATCAACATCTACATCATTACTATACTTTTTAGCTCCTGAATTAACCCACTCAACACCTTGTTTAATGTTTATACCTAAGTCAAACAATTCTTGAGTAGCTGAATTTAATTTTCTTTTTTGTCCTTTAGTAAGGCTTTGCCCTTGCATCTCTGCTACAGTTTTTAAATTTCTAGTAATTAAATCTTTGCCCATTGTAAAAGATGCAAGCTGAACAGTACGAGTCCATTGACTTAAAAAATTAGCTTTAAAAAATAAATTTTGTAGCTTACGGGCTGTAGGATCTTGAACACCTTCACCTGCTATGCTGTCAATACGTTGAGCCACAGCTTGTTCTAAGCCTAAGTAAACACGATGCATTTCACGGTTAGCTTCATCTTTAGTAAGGTTATGCTCACTCTGAAGTATTTTCATAGTGTCATCATAGTTACTGCGTGACCAGCTTTTAACAGCTTGTCCAATACCTTTTAAGTAAGTACCTGTAGATACTCTTGTTAAAGGTATAAAAGCTTCTGTAAGACTTGATAAAGTAGCTAAAGGAAGATGAGCTACTTGCTGTGATAGCTTGGCATAGTCAGAAGCTCTTTGACCTAATACATTTTCAAAAGTTCCTGCCTTAATACCCGTAGCATTTTCATATAAGTCTACTAGGTCTGCTCTATCTTTTTCAGATAGTGTGCTGCCTTTTTGTTGCAGTTCTTCTCTAATGTCATCTAAATAACGCCTACTAAACTCTTCAGTATTAATACCAAATAATTGTTTACGCGCAATAACTCTAGAACTATTATTAAAATAGTCTCGCATCATGCTGTCAAAGTCGTCATCTAAAAACTTTGCTATACTTCTATCATCTAACATATACAAATTACGTGCGCTAAAAGATGAAGGAGTCATAGTGGTACTAACTTCACTATCAACATCATTAATAACATTACGTTTATCTAACATGCCATCAATAATGTCATTAGCTACTTTAAACTTTTCAGCTCTTAAAGTACTATTGTCAGGTAAGGCTCTACTAAGTTCTAACTTACGTTCTTGTAACTCATGAAGCATATCTACTAGTGCTTCTGGAGTACCGTCCATTCTTTTGCTTTCAGGTCTAAACTTAACGTCTAAAGCGTTAATACGTTTTTGTATTTCAGTAGTAGGAAGTTTTTCAAAATTAGTTACTAAGTCTTCATAAACTTTACCGTATTGCATTAGCTCATTGTATTGCTGTTGTTGAGCTTTTGGTAAGTATTGTAGAATTATTTCGTCACTTAGACCTATAGCATTCTGATCTACCATAATAGTAGCTAATTCATTTCTGTTTTCTTCTATAACATTTCTTTTCCAACGTCTTGAAAACCACGCATTAGGGCCACGCTTTAACTTACGCCTATAAATACCTACTTCAGCAGCTTCATCTAAAACTTGATTACTAAGTTTTCTTAGTTTTCTAATAGCATTAAAGTGGTTTTCATTAGCCCCTTCAACGCTATACAAATCCATAGCTTTTTTATCTTGGATTGCTCTAATAGAATTACGCCGTTTTATAAAAGCTTCTTGTGTTTCTTTTTGATTACGGACAGGATCAACAAATAATTTTTCTAATTCTTTGTCACGCATCATTACATTTAAAAGTTCATTATCTTCTGCGCGTAATTTACCTTTTTTTGTTAAAGGTCTAATAGCATCTTCATAACCTAAATTGTATCTACCTGCTGTAGCATCGAAAACTTGTTTGTAGCTACGATTAGTAGGTGTTTCTCCTTTTCGTGCGGCTTCAAGAAGATCTTCATCAAAGCCAATACCTTCATCACCTTTAAAAGTATCGTATCTAAAACGAGTAAGCAGCCTAGCAAGAGTAGGAGAATTTTTAGATAAAGTTTTAAAACGAGTAGTTGGTTTACCTATAGTTACAGACAAAGCATATTCACCTGCTCTAGCTGCTTTGTAGGCCGCATCAGATTCATCTAATAACTTTTCATCTGAAAACTTTTCTATAGTTCTTCTAACTTCAGGATCAAACTTTTGTTGAATTTTAGATATACCACCACCTAATACCCCACCAGCTACAGCACCTAAAGCAGTTGAAGTACCTATATCAAAATAATCTAAACCATAACGTAAGTTAATTCCGTCTACATCATCTTGTTCTTGCTTTAAATACTCACCAACACCAGAAAAAACAGCACCTTCAGTAGCAGCTACAAGCGCATTAGCTTTAACGTCAGCCTTATAATAGTCTTTAATTGCTTTAGCTCTTTTTTGTTTAAGGTTTTGAAGTCCTCCTTTTTTTAGCCATAAACCTTCGTTTTTTAAAACTTCTATAACAGGCTTACTTTCATCTCTAGCAAAAGATTTACCAATACGCTTTAAACCTAGCTTTGTAGCTTCGCCAGCAGCCACACGACCGCCTAAAGAAGCTCCTCCAGTAAAAGGTACCATAAGAGCACTAAGTATCATTGTAGGGTCTGTAGCTACGTCTACGCCTATGTCAGCCGCTGCTCTCATCCACTGCTTTAAACTACCAGTATCTGCATTTTCAAACTTTGTCCTAAGATATTTATAATCTTGCTTTTGCTGGTCTGAAAAATTAGGTAATTCTTGGAATGCACGATAAGCTCCAGACGCTAAATTATAATCAGCATCTCGCATATACTCATATAAAGACTCTACAGTGTTGTCATCTTCACCAATACTCGTTAAAAATCTTTGAGCAGTTGTAGCAAACTTGTCATCATTTTCTAAAGTATCTAAAGTATTTTTAGCCCCTGTATTTTGTTTACGAGAAGCCGTAAAAGTAGAATTTTTTTTAAGTTTACCTTGTAGCCTTTCTAGCTCTTCAGGTGTTAATACTGCCATATTATATGTTCTCTAGCATAGTTAGAATTTTTTCAGGAGTAATTTTATATTTAGATTCTATTAAAGCCATAGGTGCTAAAAGCTTAGCTCTAACTTGAGGATTTGATAAATCTATTTTTTCTTGAGCTCCAAAACCTGATTCTTTAGCAACAAAAGGTATATAAGTTGCAATATCATTATTATCTGCTTTAGGAGCAAACCTTTTTATTACACCTTCAACAGTATCTATTTTATGTTTTTTACCATAAGTAGTTAATATTCTATCTGCTGCACGAATACCTAACTCAACATTTTCAAACTGTAAAAAATTATCGTCATCTACACCTGTTTCACCTTTAAACTCTTGATCAAAATCTCTAATGTTAAATACATTTTGATTTCTTAATCCTCTAGTAGTATCGCTACCTTTAGAAAGCAAAGAAGGTTTAGCAACCTCAACAGGTTTTTCTTCTTCTTTATTTAATGCTTGGCTAGTTAAGGCAGCTTGTGCTCGATCAAATTGTAATCCTCGCTCTATTGGTTTTTCATTTCTTTCCGCTATTAAATTTTTAACTCCTGTTAAACCTGCACTTACAGCGGTTACTGCATTAATAGGATTTAAAGGATCTTTATTTAATTGAGTTTTTAAAAAATTTAAAGATTCATTTGTTTTTTCTTTTTTTACAGTTTCAGGTTCAGGCACAGGAGGTTTAATATCTTTAAGTATTAATTCGCCTGAAGGTAAAGTATCAAAAAGTTCATCAAAATCATAATTTAATTGTTCTGTAGCTACTTCTTTTGTCATATTTATTGCTAAAGGAGATTCTACAGCAGTTTGAGTAACCCATGCATTATGCAGCTTTAAAAATTCTTCTGGCGAAGCAGATGAAGATAATTGTTTTTTCCTTGAAGACGTATGTAAAACTTGACTACCAATAAGTTGAAAATCATCATTTGAAGTACCATCTAAGTCTGATATATATCTTTTGTAAGCGTCAACAAGTTCATCATCACCTACTCTAAGAACAACTTCTTCAGCATTTTCATCGTAATAAAAATTTTCACTATTACTTAAATACTCTACTTGAAAATCTCTTAACAATGCTTTGTTAGCTTTACCACCTAAAATATTATTATATTCATCTTGGAATAATAAATTATCTACGGTAGCATGAAAGTAACCTAGTTTTTGCCTAGCTTGTTTACTTCTATCTTCATCATTTTCATCTATAACAGCGGAGTAATTAGCTGTATAAGCTTCAGTAAAATTAGCTTTAGAGTTAAACTCAGCAGCAGATTTTACTGGGTCATAAGATTGCATGTCAGGATTTCCCGGATACATTTCATAACCTTTAAATAAAGCAGGAGAAGTTTTAGATGTTTTATTTAAAGCTTCTATATAGCGATAACGTTTTTCAGGATCTTCTATACTAGAATTTATAAACTCTTCTGCTTCTACCAAAGTTTTAAAGTTTTGTTGTTGATCAGTTAAATAATTCATTGCTTCTCTAAAATCTGAAGGAGTTCCAGAATCTTCCTTTAAACTTAAAGCTACATTTTGAATATGATCTGTTAAAGCTCCATAATTTATTTGTCTACTAGTTAAACTATTTTGCTTTGACAAAGCGTTATACGCCCTCATAGCAGCTTTATAATTTTTTGAATTTTGATCAGGATATAACTCATCTATTGAAGTTTTTAAATTTTCTAATAATGTAGTATTAACTGCTTTTTGATCTATACGGCTTCGAGCATCTGTTGCATATTGATTAGCTCTGTTATTTAAATCAGCAACTGAACTAGTAATAGCTAAATTATCTAGCATAGGCACAACAAAGTTATATTCATTTTCAGACATTTTATCTTTTAAACTTTCACGAATTTTGCCCATATGTAGCTGACCTTCTGTAGGGTCAGCAGTAGCTACGCCTAAAACTATATTATTTACAATACTTTGCCATTCTTCATTATCTATTTGAGGCACAGTTTCTGCTATAACACCTAACGCGTTGTAAAAATTTTTCCTGTACCTAGAAGAATTAATTACTGAAATAACTTCTGTAGGTATTTCTAAACGTAAATTTCTAGGCATAGCAGCAAAAGCTTCTTGCATTGCTTGCTTATCATTAGGATTAGTTTTTGCTAAATTAGCAATAGCTGTACGTGCTTGCATTTGCGGTTGGCTAATAAATTCAGTTCTAAATCTATCGTATGTTTGATCTTGGCGAGCAATATTTCTTTTAACACGACCACTTAAAATATCTAGTAAAGATGTTTCAGAAGAATCAAAATTAATTTTCATTTGTTGTGCTTGTCGTATATAAGGCTCAACTTCATCGACAGTAGTAGCTTCTCCTCCTAAAATTGTATTTTGTATAGAGCGTAAATCACTATCGTATAAATTATTTAAAGAAGTTTGAAGCTTTCTTAATGAGCTATCTTTATCATCTTCATTAGATACTTGATCCACATATCTATTAAAAGAGGCTTTGGATGTATAACGATCATCGTCAGGATTAGCTTCTATATAAGATCGAATATTATCATTAGTAGATAAAGCTCTAGTCCATGCTGTATTGCCATAAACTCTATCAATATCTTGCATATTGTTAAAATCAGTGCCGGGAGCAGCTAAAGCTTTTAAATCTTCAGCTTTTTTATTTACTTTTTTAGCCTGTATTAAATCTTTACGTGCTCTAGCAACTTCAAATAAGTTTTCTATATTTGCATTATCTACTTTTTGATTAAGCTTATCTACTTCAAAATCTCTCCAAAGTTCTCCAACAACGCCTAATAAAGCTTGGTTACGTCTTCTAGAACGGCTAGGCCCTCTTTCTCTCCGACCTATGTTCGTATCTGCTACGCCACCAATAATACCAAGCCACTTATCTACATCACTCATTTAACATACTCCACAAATAATTATGCTGGTTTTTGTAACAAACTAGCTTTAGGAATTTCTGCTGTTTCTATATCTTCAAGTATTTCTGCAGGAACACTTTCTTTTTTAACTGGAGGCATTTCCATACCTTTAAAGGTCATGTGCTGTTTAATATCTTTAGCTACATCTTTTTGAAATTGATCTGCTTCGTCTTCATCTAATTCTTGGTTTTCACCTTCGTAAATTTCATAGTCGCCAATACCAGCTTTTTCTGCTATAGCCATAATAATAATCATTGTAGGCTCTGCTAGTAATAACATTAGCTCAGTATTCCATTTACCATTTCTCCATCCTTGTTCTAAAAGAATTTGAGTAACAGTAATAATGTCATACGCTCCTTCAGCTAATATTTCTACAAGAGCTAATAGCTTTTCTTTTTCTATAAGCATACTGTAAATATCATCAAGAGCATCTTTAACTGTTACATGCTCTGGTGGTTTTTCCCACGCATAATTACCCGGAGGATTAGTTAAAGATTGTCCGGGTATTGGGCCTTCAAAAGGCTTTACCATACTTACAATATTTTGATTTACGTCTGTTTCTGCCATGCTATTACTTCCTTATTTAGCCATACCTTCCTGCGTTAAAACCACCACCACCATACGCGTAAGACATGCCAGCATTATTATTAATTTGCATTATTTGTTTATAGTAATCAGGACTTGTAAAATCTACTTGGCTATACATATCAGCAGGCCCTTGTGATAAAGGTTGCATAGATATTGCTTCGCCTGTTTGTCCTAACTGCTGAGCTATAGCTCTTGCTTGATAATTAGGTGTGTAAGGCTGTTCAGGAGGTTCTGCAAGCATAGAATTAACATAGCTGGCTGTTGTTAAGCCTGTACCTGCTGCTCCTCTACGTCCTAAAAATCCTCCTACTTTACCGCCACTTAATTCACCAATAGAAGTTTCCATAACATGCTTACCAACATTAGCAGTACCTTCTAAAAGACTTTTGCCTCCTGTAAAAGCTTCTCCTAAGCTGCTAAATTCTCTAGCTCCATATTCTGCAGGCGCTTTAAAAGTAGATGTTAAACCTTGAAAATTTTGAGTATATAATTCTCTATTAGCAGCATTAGCAAAAAAATCTTGTTTCATTGCTGTGGTAGATTGGTTAAAAGCTGTTTGAAAATTAAGTTGTTGTTGTGTTAAAGGAGTTTCAGTTCCGAATACTTTAGCAGGTAAATTTTGTTCTTGTCTAATAAAAGCTAATTGGTTATTTTGAGCAGCATCAGTAGTTCCTTTTAAAGCTGCGTCTAAAGTTTCTGGGGTAATGTTAGGCGATATTTTACCCGTTTCTATAGGCTTATTAAAAACTTGAGGAGGATTATCAAAAATTAAATTATCAACTTGTTTTTCTATAGCTTTAGTAGATATTTCACTTGGGGTAGAAGTTAAAACTTTAGCTCCTTGTGTTTCTAAAGTTGTACTTAATGCTTTTGTACCTTCAGATATAGTACCAGCTACAACATCACCGCTATTAGCCATTAAGTTAGAGCCTACTACACCTATATCATCTATAGAATTTATAAGTACTTGTTTAGTAGCAGACTTACTAGCTGCTTGAGCTACTGCTTTTTTAGTTGCTTCTTGAGCAAAACCTTGACCTGCTGATTGTACTGTTTGATTAGCTATATTAGCTGCTGTTTCACCTGAAGTTGTTATTACTTGACCACTAAGTTTTGCAGCATTTGCAGCAGCAGCAGCCCCTGCTTTTCCTGTAACTTTAAATAAATTTGCAAATATCCCTCCTAAATTCCACGCTAATAAAATACCACCCATAATTTTTCCAATTTTAGAATTAAAAAATTTTCCAATTTTTCGGAAACCTCTTTTAAGTTCCTTGCCAATTTTTTTAAAAAAACTTTTCATATAATTATCCTACTAATGCTAATAAAGTGGTGATGTTACTTCTTAAAGCAGTTGTCCATTTAGAATCATCAAAAGTATTATCTGCTGCTCCTAAAGCTGCAACAACAATAGAAGCTGCTCTAGCTTCTGCACTTTCATATGCTTTAAATTCATAATCTGCTTGATCTCTCATTTCTTGATTTAAAAACGCTAAAGATTGTGTAGATAGTTTAAAACTATTAGAAGCATTTTGCATGTTTATAGCATTTTGAGTTGCTGTGTCTATTTCATTTCTTCTACGTTTATCAGCTATGTCTGCTGCTTCTACTGCTGCTGCATTTTGAGCGTTAAAGGCATCTCTATTATTTTGTGCTTGTTCATTAAATTTAGACATGTCTTGTTTCATACTAGCATTAAACTTTTCATAGTCTGATAAACGATTAGCGTCTCTAGCTTCAGCAGCATTTTTAGAATTAGCATTAAACTGTTTCATATTGTTTATTGCTGATGTATTAGTAAGTTCTATTTCTTTAGCTACATTAGCCATAAATAAATCTACTTCTTGCTCAGATTTAGCACCAAACTGCCTAGCTATATTTTCAGCAGATTGATCGGAAAGTAATCTTTGTTGTGCTAATTGTTGATCCATAATTAAAGCTTGCTGCTCATTATTTAAATTAGCCATATCCATTTTTAAAAAGTTTTGAGCATTAGTAATAGCTAGTTTAGTTCTTTGGTCAGCAGCGGCTAAATCCATAGATGCTAAAGCTGTAGCGTTTTGCATTGCTTCTTGTTGCCGAGCATCAAAATCTTTTACAGTCATAGATTTCATAAACTGACTATTAGCCATAGCCATTTGCTGATTAGCATCAAACTGTTTCATATCTAAATTAGCATCTATTTGAGCATTAAACATAGAAGCTTGTTGCTCGTTACTAAGATTAGCTAATCCCATTTGTTGAGCTAAGTTAGCGTTAAGCTGTGCAGCCCCCATTTGTTTTTCATAGCGTTGTAATTCTGCTACATTTTCAGCACTCATGCTTTCAGAAGCTGCTTTATTTTGCTCACTTAAATTAGCTAAAGATATTTTTTCTTCCATAGAAAGATTAGCTAAGTCAGCTTGCTGAAGTAGTTGTTCATTTTGAGACATGGTTTGAACATATTGATTTAGTTTTTGCATTCTAAATCTATTTTCTTCTGTCATATTAGCTGAATCTGTAGCTGCTCTTTCAGCTAAGTTAGCTAATTCCATTTGTTGTTCATTACCTAAATTAGCCATGTCCATTTGTTGAGCTAAAGTAGCATTAGTTTTTCTAAAATCTACTAACACATTTAAGTTAGCTAACCGCGTTTGATTTTCAGCAGTCATGTTAGCTCTAGATGTAAGATTTTTTTCAGCTAACTCAGAAAGTTCTAATTTTAAATTAGCATCTAAATTTACTTCTTCCATACGCTGATTAAGCTCAGCTTGTCTAACACTACGAGCTACTTTTTGATTTAAAAATTGCATTCTAAATTGATTGTCAGCGGTAAAGTTAGCCGCATCTGTAGCTGCTCTTTCTTGTAACATAGCAAGTTCTATCTGTTGCTCGTTAGACATGTTAGCCATATCCATTTGCTGAGCAAAAGTAGCATCTGTTTTTCTAAAATCTATAAGCGTTTGTAACTCTACAAGACGCTCTTGATTTTCTGCCGTCATAGTATCTTTTTGTGCAGCATTTATTTCAGATACACGTTGCATTTCAACTTGCAAAGCAGGAGAAAGATTAGCTTTTTCCATATCTTGCTGAAGATCAGCCTGACGCATAATTTTATTAATTTGAGCATTATACTTAGCTAGTCTACCTGCAGACTCAGCATCCATATCTTTACCAGCTCTAGCACTTTCAGCCTGTAAATTTGCAAGATCCATCTGTGCATTAGCACTAAGCTGAGAAATAGCAGCCTGTTGTCTTTGACTAGATTCTTGTTGTGCTCTTTGTTGAGCAGCTTGGAAGTTAGCTAGTTCTGTTTGTTGTTCTTGCTGAGCACTTGTTATTACTGCTTGCTGTTGAAAAGTACCTTGCTGTACTTTAATTTCTTGAGCCATCTGTGCAGTTTGTGAGGCTGCAAGTTGTCTATTAGCAAGGTTTTGCATTCTTACAGTCATAGTATTTTGAGCAGAAGCTAAGTTAGCTTGTTGCTCATTACTAAGGTTTTGCTGTGCTCGCTGCTGGAGGGCCTGTGCGTTGCTCTGAGCGATGGGTAAAGCACTCTGTATAATAGCATTAAAGAGTGCGTCACGGCCTACAGTAGACGCTGAGAGCCCTCTACGAGCCATTTGCTGCTCTATAGCAGCTACTGCAGGTCTAGCCCATGCAGGAGTCTCTCCATCCTCCATACCAGCTAATAAACCTTCCATTTGTGTAGATACTAAAGCTTCTTGAGGCAAAGCAGCTACAGCAGCATTTACTTGAGGATCTGCTCCTTCATCTATTTGAGCTTGTACAGTTGCAGGATCTTCAGATATAGCAGCACTAACATCTGCAGGTAAATCGGCTACTACAGCCATCATATCAGCAGCAGCTACAGTTCTTTCTTTACCTTGTACAGCTTCCATTTTAGCTGCTTCAAAAGTAGGAACACCTCCAATTTCTGCTGCTGTACCTTGAGGTGCTGTACCTGTTATAGCTTCACGGCCTTCTAAATCTGTTGAAGGTGCTGTTCCTAATTCACTTGCTTTTCTTTGAGCTGCTTCACCTACTGCCGCTTCTCTTGTAGCAGCTTTTTGATAAGCAGGTATATCATCAATGTCAGTTTTACCACCTTGAGGTGTAAAATCTCTACCATAATATTCAGCACGAAAAGCAGTTTCTTCTGGAGCTTCCCCTAATCTAGACTTATATTCTTTTGTAGCAGCCTCGCCTTGTTGAGCTTCTCTTTGTTTAGTTTGTATTAAATCTTGATATTCTTGTAAATCTTCAAGTGCTACACCGCGACCTTGAGCTATTTTTCTAAGCTCTTCTCGTTCTTGATCTGTAATAGTAATAGCTTCACGAGTTGTAGCTACTGGCCCTTCTACTTCTTCTACTACAGTTTTTGTATCGTCTGTAACAGCATCAGCATAGTCTTTATACTCAGGACGATCAGCAGCACGAATAGACATAGCTTCTTTTTCTTGAGTAGAATCTCTTTCAGCAGCTTTAGCTCTTTCAGTCATAGAAGGGCCTTCAGCTTCAGCTTGACCAGTAGTGCCAGTAGCAAATTTAGTATCTTCTAAATCTTTTGCTTTAGCAGCCTCATAACTTTTTCCTGTAACATCTCTTTTAAGTGTTGCAGTACTCGCTGTTTCAGTAGTTACAGTTTCATCAGTAGGCTTTCCTGCTTGTGCTGCTGTTGGTTCTGAGCGAGTAGTACCTTTAGGTACAGCTATTCTTTCTGAACCTTTATAAGCCCATACGTAACCTTCTGGAGGCTTAGCACCAGTTTTATAAGGCATAGTTTTAAGAGGAGGAGTAAGAGTAAAACCTTCTGGTAATCTACCAGCTATTGTAGTTTTTGTACCTTTACCTGCATCTTTAATTTTTTTAGCGTCTTTAGCTTTAGCATCTTCAGTTAATGTTCCTTTTCTAGCTGCTTCTATATCTGTATCATAATCGGCAATACGTTCTTTTCTTGCTTCAGTATCTAGCAAGCCATTTGTTTTATTATCGGCCACAGTGCCTCCTCCTCCTCCTGTTATAGGATTTTCTCTATCTTCTTCAAATTCTGTAGGATTTGCATCAGCATAGTTTTGCCAATTTTCCGGTTTTGTTGGTCTATAATCTCCAGTTTCATGATGCCAATAATATGTAGTTTGTATACCTAAATTATTTGCACGTTGATAAGACCATCCTCTTTGAGGATCTGGTTGATTAACAGGTGTCCAATCTTGATCTTCTTGATCTTCTTGATCTTTTTGATCTGTTTGATCTTTATCTTGAGTTTCTGCTACTGTTTGATTAGTAGTAGAATAAGTTTGCATATTTTGACGTTCAGGAGACTCTTCAGAAGTTTCATTAGTATTTTGAGATTGATCAATACTACCCTCAGTACTACTAGTAGGAATAAAACTTTCTTTCGGTAGTGCTGAATTATAATAATTAGAATAATTATAAGTAGGGCTACCTCCTCTTTGAAAAGAAGCTCTTTTTTTCTTTAAAGCATTTAAACCTATATTAGATTTTTTAGTTTTCATATATTAACTTATTTTTTAAAAAGATTTCTTACGGTGGGAGTTTCCCAAATTCTAATACAAGTCCATACAATGGTCGCTAAAGCAGCTAGAGGCGGTAGCCAACCAGCTAACGTCCCAACGGTGCCACCGATAGCTACTGCATCTATTACTGCTTTAGTTTCCTCTTGCATTATTGTTTAGCCTTTCCAATGTTAATAGCTAACAAATCTATAAATTTATATAGTTTTGCAATCCACTCATCGTCTTTAGGCGTTGGTGTAGTAGCAGCTATAAGAGATGCCACAGTTACAACAGTTGTTAAGGTTGTTACGATTTCCATTAAATCCATTACCATGGTACTCCTGAACCTTGAGTAGGAGCTTTGTCTGCCTCAATCTGAGCAGCTAAAGAAGCTTCAATGGCATCCTTATCTACGCCTTCAGCCCAGCACCAAGCTAGTACAGCAGCTTCTGTAAGGTCTGCGTAGGCTACAAAGCCTTCTGCAGATGCGTCAGGACTGAAACCACATGTACCATAGCTAGAAGCTGTAAAAGTATCTTCTCCTACTGTTTCTGATGCTGTGGCTCGCCAGTGTGCAATAGTTACTCCACCGTCTGCTAAAGTTCTTTCTAGTGTTGAAATTGTCCAAGTTGTCATAAGTGTCTCCTGTTAAGATTAAGATTCTAGTTGTGCGACTCGTGCGCGTAGGCTTTGGATTTCTTTGAGCATCATTGGTACTAATTTGCTGTAGTCCACGCCCATCATGTCTTCAGGGTCTTCTGGTGCTGATACAGCCTCTGGCGCAACACTCTGTAGCTCTTGAGCAACCATGCCGTACTTCTGATGTGACCCGTCAGCTTTCCAGTCAAACGAACGTACTTGGATAGCGTCAATGTCGTCAGAAGCAGAAGGTGCGTCTACGATGTTGTCTTTAAGGCGTTGGTCTGAAGAGGTGTTGTAAGAAGTAGTAGAGCCAGAAATAGAAATAGAACCTTCAGTATTTCCTGCGCTTCTAAATCTTACAATTTCACCGTCTTGCACCCTATTGATGTCTAAAGTATGACCGCCATCTCTAGAAAACTGAGATGCTCCGTTTGGTACAATTACAGCGCCTGTATTATTTGTTGCCGAAATAGAGGCTGTAGTAGTCCCCACCAACAAGTTGCCAGAAGCATCAACAACAAAAACGTCTGAGCCAGCTCTTTTTAGCGACAACATTTTGTCTACCGACCCGTTCCAGTCGCCAAACAAGATAAACTCGCCAGTCTGAAAAGTAGCTCCAGCATCAAACTGAGCGGTTGATATATTTACTACGTCTTTAGTTGTAGAGTGTGCGTCCCTATTGAGAGTTATGTTTCCTTCTAAATAGAGGTCTTTGAATCTTGCGCTAGACGAACCTAAATCAGTTGTAGCGTCTAAATTACTTCTACTTACGTTTACTGGTATAACTGAAGCCATATCTGACCTTACTCGTATACCACCGCCACTATTTGCCATTAGACAAATTTCACCACCTTGAGTAGCAATACTACCTATGGTTGTGCCGTCTTTGTTAAACTGAACAATCGTTCCGTCTGATCCCGTTCGGTTGAGATAAGCAGACACGGCGTTTGTGCTATTTCTCAGTTGACCAGTTGAGGTGATAAACAGGCCATTTTCAGTAGAACTTGTGTATAGGCTGGAATCAGTAGTTCCCAACATCCAGTTGCCACTTGCATCTATGCGCATGCGTTCTGTTTTTGCAGACGTGTTTCTAAATATTAAGTTGTCTGACGAGTCTCCATAAATTTCAGCGGCTACGTTCTGGGAACTATCAGCCCAAGAAAACGGCACACCTTCAGTCATAAAGATTTTGCCGTTGGAATCGATGCGCATGCGTTCTTGTAAGTTGTTGGTTGAAAATTTTAAAGACTCATCACTGTTGTCATATACTATCTGCCCTCTTGAGCCATCTGAAGCATCTCCAAGATTAAGAGTAGCTAAACCACCATCATTTGAAGTTATACTTATAGTAGAATTACCATCGTTTTGAACTGTAAGCCTAGCACTACTAGTTCCTCCAATCCCGACGTTGCCTGTCACATCGACCACTAAATAGTCATTCGTTCCAAGCGCAGAATGTTCGCTGAGTTTAAACTTGTCAGCATCACTATCATCAACGCCAAGCGACCAATGCTGTGTATTGTTTGTCAAAAAATTAATGTATGGGTCAGCGCCGCCTTCGCCTTCAATTTGGACTGTTGCGTTGCCTGCGCCAGTACCAAAAACTGTTAGCTTTTTACTAGGCGTGATACCAAT